CCAATCTTTGTTCCTTACAAAAAATCTGAATCTTGATTTATCTTGTCTAGAATAAGATTTTTTGAGATTTTTACATGATGTTATTCTATTAAATGTTGGAGCACTATCATAAGTTGGCATTAATTCAGGATAAATCGATCCTGTAAAGTACTCTACTCCGCCGGCATGCCACACATCAAAGACAGCAGAAGGAGTGGCCGTTGTGGCCGACGTTCCTGTTGCTGCAATCGAGGCGGAATAAATGCCAGTTTCAACGTAGCCGCCCGTTACATTGTAGAACGGACCCTCTTCGAGGCCGATGAAGAGGCCCAATTTTGAACCCGTAGGTGCCGTCGAACCAGAATACAACGAAACTAAGATGTCGCCTGTTCCCACGTTCGCGAGATTTGTAAGGCGGCCGCGACGATAATTATAAAGATATAAAGTATTTAAATTGTCAGCGTACCAAGCGTCCTGGTTGTGGTAATAAAAGTTTTCCCTATCGTCCTGAACTCTAGAATCCCAACGGGCTTCAATAATAGGCCTCTTGAAAAAGTATTGTGTCGAGCGTGCAAAAAATTTCTTTATATAATATGATTGGATTGCGCCATTGGTATTTTGTATAACGCTGCCGCTGTTGGCACCTACGGAACTCGAAAAATAAGCTTCCTGGCTAGCTGTTAAACGAACTCCAAAACCATAGTTATCAAACCCGCCGCCGGCGGACCCGGTGATCCACTCTTCTATAATAGGAGTAATATTGGTCTCCAGGTCTTCGAAACCTAATGAAAAACCAACATTGTAGTTAGAAGCTGTCAAATAATCCCCCCCCACTGACGTCCATGCTGTTGTAGAGTTGGCGAACACCCAATTTGCAGTACCAAAATCTTGGTACTCATCCATATCTAGACCCGCCCCTTCGGTCCATGACTGAGAAACAGGTGCCACAACCAGATTAAAGTCCTGCGGCAACGTAAAAGGAGTTTCCGCGTTAAACATTCTAAGGTAAAAAGACACACTTCCAGAAGCCGGGATCTTCCCGGCGCTCCTGTCCGCAGATATAGAAGTAATAGGAAACTTGATTAAGGCACGAGAGAGTTCTTGTGTTTGCCCGTTAGACCCGGATTCTTGGCCATAAATAGAAAAAACCGCCAGTGAATCGGCATAACCCATATTTGAACCAGTGCCGCGCGTTGTGAGATTAGCCTCATAAGCATTCGTAATCGTAGTATCGGCACTCGCGGTATACCTAGCAATAGTCATTATTTAATGCTTCCTTTAATATCAATATTGGGATACTTAAGTTCAAAGATAATATTTGTTTCTGCAAGGATACGACGACTATCAGCCGAAAGAGCCGCATCCATGTTGTAGCTAGCAGAAGAATAAATACCACCATTTTTTAATACAATTTCTACAGTTGAAACATCAAGAACACCATCAACCTTCTGTAAGGCCTTATAAACATCTGTAATAAAAATACTTTCTCCGATGTCTAATTTTCTACTAAACTGTTTGGTTAGTGCTTGGTTACATAAGTTAATAACACTATACTTGTTAGCAGACATATCAATCAAGACCTCATAGTCAATACCAAAATTAACAATTATTGCATCAAGAATATCAATTGTATCATTAATCATTTTGTATTGAATTAACCAGTTCTTGAGGTTATTCTTTAAAGTATCATTGGCTACAACCAATTCGCCGGCATTTGTCTGAGACATAACATGAATATTAATATTACGACGAAACTCTCCTAGGTCTTTTGATATGGCACAGCGCTTAAGCATTCCATATTTGGCTGGCATTCCGTAAACCACGGCTTGATAATCCTGAGCAGTTACGGCACGATTTTGTGTAGCAAAATAGCTATATGCACGTTGACGAATTTCTTCCGAGGAGGGCAGTGCCACAGAACCAACAAAAGGCGCTTCATTAGATACTTCAAGAGAGGAAATAACTGTTTTTCTTTCTGCTACGCTCAAAGAGCCTTGTGCGGTAAACTTAAACAATGGAGATACCATGGTGTTGATAGAATCAGACGCGGCATTAACGTCACTAGTCGTATTAAAACGATATTCAATTGTTAAAATTGTATCTGACGGTGCAATACCAAATTTATCAGTACTAATAAGTTTTGTTGGATCAAAATCTAGATCGGTTGTATAATCTCTTCCGTTCAAATCTAAAACCAACTCGGTAGGATCGACTACTGGGTTTATTAATTCATTTATCTTAGATCCATAACCAAACTGCAGAAAGGTTTCGTTATCTATCGTTTCAACCACAAATCGTCTAGCAACAGGGGTGGCACGTAAGAGATTGGGTACTGTGCTTCGTGTAGCAGTCGTATTTCTAATAGCTTTATAAATTATATTTTGTGCAAGATGATCAACTTCAAAATATTCGTTTCCTTCCGTATCTACCACCCGAAGGACGTTACTAATATTAGCATTTCCTAATTTAATTTTCATAAATCGTTCAAAGCTGCCGACTGTATATCTTTCGATTGCATCTCTACCAGAAACGGCTCGGCCAGTAGCTCGGATAATATATGTTCGTGGCTGCCCCGTAGTTGAGTCTACGCTGCCAACTACTATCTGATTATTATCGGCCGAAAAATCGACATCATCTAGTAGAGTGTAGAAACCGCCGCCTGTTGAGGAAATTGTAGATCTTGCTTGCAATACAGGAATCAAAGATTCATTGGGGCCCAAACCCGAAAGAGCAGTTGGTATTTCAAGATAAAACATTAATATACCATAGGAGGCCGGAGAGGTTTTTAATTTATACCCTAATTGCCGGGCGATTCGCATAACATTATTATATTCTACGGCCGAATCGAGAAAGCTTTCATTTGTTTGATAGTCTAAGTAGAAGGATAATATATCTCCCACGTAGGCAACAGTATCCAGCATAAGCGAGCCAAACGATGCATCGCTAAAATCTTTATATGTGTTCGGATAATACCTTTTCGCGAAGTTTTCAAGATCCTGTCGTATAGAATCAAAATCGCGGCTTGTATAGTCTATTTGAGTAAGTTTTTTTTTCATTATGTCAGCGCCTTACCAATAATTAGTTATTCCCTGTATTTACCTCAATTTCTAGCTCTGAAGTAATTTGTAGAGGCACTATTTGGAAAGATAGCCTAATTTTTAAATCGTACGGAAAATCAGTTGGTAGGTCTCCGGCCTCTAAAAACTGTATATCTAAAATCTTGATATAGGGCAAATAAATTTCAACTTGTTGATATATCCGTTTTGTTATATCCTCTAAAGTTCGAGTGTTACGAAGTTGGAAGAAATACTTTCGTAGGCCTACGCCGAAATTAGTATTCATCATGCGCTCGCCCGGATTAGTTAAAATTAACATTTTTAAATTTTGAGATGCAAGAGACTCAAAATCTGTAATTAGATTATAAGGACCAAAGACGCTATCTACTACTAACGGTAATTTTGCTGCCATTCCCGATGCCATAAGAAACCCTCTCTATAAATACTACTCTAAACTGTTTTTAGCACGGTCCATTTTCAGCCGGTTCGGGTAACAAGTTCGAATCCGGATCACTTTCTTCTGGCGGAATTGATTCCAGAAGATTTTGGAGCATCATAATTAATAAATAAATAATTCCCAAAGGCGACGGTGGTGACATAAACATACCGGCAACAGTTCCGGTAAAATCAATGCCATCAAGAGTGAACTTTGGACCCAATAATGGACCTTCGTAGGAACCGTCGCCTAGGCCCGAGGAAAGCTCAGAATTAGCCATATTCAAACCACAAAATGCTAGTGCCAGTATATCTTCCCCTGTTACACCCGCATCTGACATACTTGGGCCTCCTGGGTCGAGGGGGTTAGCCGGGGCTACGTCCAAGCCAATAGAAATAGCATCTGATGCCTTTGCAAAGCCAATGCCAGTAATATCGCGAATCATCTTAGATATAGCAACATGAGGATCGATCATTTCCACCAAACCCTTTAAAATCTGTATAGGAGTTTCTCGTAAGAACTTGAGAATAATTTCCCTCATCAGGCCGGCCATATCGGGTCCACCATTGGCAGCTTCAGCATTTAGTCTATTTGCAACTGTTGGCGGATTAATCGTTGGACGCTGGTCAGAATTATTAATGATATTTAAAAGATTCACAATTGCATTTTTCGTAGTTAGAAAGGCCGCAGCGACACCAGAAAAATATTTATTAGATAAATTCATATTATAAAGAAGTGGAATAGTATACATCAGGCTTGGATTTAAAACCTGATCAATAAATTGTTGGGCTTCATCATTAGAAGCAAACCAACTAGCCACCTGTGTATCAGATAGAGAGTGAGGTACTTCCCCACGAGCAAAGTTTACGAGATCAGCGAC